CCCAACGGAACTCCATTTGGTCCAACAATGCTTGTTCAAACACGCTAGAGTCCCAACTGCTAGCGTCGAAGTCCCAACCAAGCGGAAAACGCCTTAACCGCTCGATCAGGTGATGCCAACCACGAGCGAACTTGGTACGCCCCACAAACGACCAAGTACGATCAGCATCATAGAACAGATTGTTGAAGTGAAGGCACAAACGTGTGAGTGCCACTGTGTGCTCTATGGGTGAAGCCGTAAAGGTTCGAATACTATTGGCTTGCAGCTTCTCGATCGGACGCATCTCGACCTTCTGCGTACAAGTCCAAATCGGGTGATACGACGTTTCGGTCGCCACCAATTCGTTCCAATACCAATCAATCACCGATTTACACTCAGTGGCCAACATTTCAGCTTTTGTATGAAACTGAAGGTTCCACGGGAATCCTGCTGAACTGGTTTTCTCCAGTTCTCCTATAGCCTCCTCTTGCTCGATGATTTTACTCCCTCGAACATAGGGGCCAAAGTGGGTTCTCGCCCAGGTGCAAGCCAAAGCCCATGCCTTCTTATCATAAGTTGGCTGAGGGCGATCATACTTGGCACATGATCGAAAACCAGCATGGATATTCTTGACCACCCATCGGTGCGATTGTGGATAGGGAATATGATATTCATCCATAAAGTCCCGAAAAGCTATGTTCTCAGTGACTTTGTTATCCATTTTCGCAACGCGAGTGGTCCAGCCCACGTGGTCCACGTTGTTATTGACGAAATATTTCCTGAAGAGGTGAGACTGAGCCCCGTTCCCCTTCGCAAAAACTGGTCTGCTGACATACTTGGAGTATATGGAGGCCCAGCTGTCCTCCACACTCCCCTCTAGTTTTTGTAGAGGGACGCTCAGCAGTATTGACGGTGTTTCCGATTCGACCCGTGTGCAACCCGACGACATTGCCGTCGATATCAATGAGAGGCGCGCCACAGTTGCCATTCATAGAATCGGCAGTGTGCCACACTTCATCACCATTGCTACCACGGATAACTCCCACAGAGACTTTGAACTGTCCACTTGTGATACGCTTCTCATCCACATCTGACACCAAACACACTCTTTGTCCTGTCTCAACCTTACGGGAGAGGCGAAGACTTGGAATGTGGTGGAGCTCTTTGGGCTTCTTGAAAGCGATCAGATCATCTGTGAGCTTTACCCCATCAGACTTCTTGAAGCAGACTGAAGTGTCTCCGTATTGGAAGCAAATCGGCGCATCATCAGCCGGATTTTGCCCAAATGCATGCTCGCACGTGACAATAGAATCCGAGAGAAGAGTTGCGCACAAACCCATCACATCAGTTTTTGCAAACCCAATGGCCTTGTGAGCCTTGCTGACATCAAAAGGAGGGCCAGTGATGATACCCTCTATTTCTTTTTCTTGATGTTTGGGCTTTGGAAAT